GCATATTTCTGCACCAATGATGAAGTAGGAATTAATCTTGCTAAGCACAAAAGATATCGAATGGTAGATATCAAGAAACTTGAAGATAGAATTAAAAATCTTGAGTATTATACAACTCTATCTTTACTGGAAAAAGAGACTGCAAGTTTTACTATTAAAGATGCAAATGGGTTGGATAGATTTAAATCAGGATTCTTTGTTGACAATTTCACAACATTAACTTCCCAAAAATCCACCTTTATTGCCAAAAATTCAATTGATGTTGAAAATTCTCAATTAAGACCTTCTGTATATACCACCTCCATAGATTTAATTCTTGGACATACAAATTCAAGAGGAGATATTAATTTTAATGATTTAGATTTTGATTACAAGTCAAATCAATCTATTGTTGGTGAAAATGTTAAAAAATCAGTTGGACCTGTTGGAAAGGGGGTTTTAACCCTTGATTATTCGGAGACTGAAGAAATTATTCAACAGTATGCAACAAGAGTTGAAAATGTAACTCCATATTTGGTTACTTTCTATGGAGGAGTTTCAAGTCTTAGTCCAGCATCTGATATCTGGTTAGATCCTATTGTTTTGGATCCAATTAATTTGGGAGTTGAAGGTGGAGAAACTCAAATTATTAATGTTGAGTTGGATGAGGTTCCAGATCCAAACTCAGGATGGGCTCCAGTTTTATTTGGTGCTTGGGAAACTTCATGGACTACAGTATCTACCCCTAGAGAAGTTTCTAGAGGTCCAAAATATGAAAAAAATGGAAAATGGTATCAAGATGTTGTTTATGCTGTAGACAAAGAAGGTTCCAAAACTAGAATTGGTGATACTAGAAGAATTACATTCTCAGATACTCCAGTATCATATGGAGATAATGTAGTAAGTATTGATATTGCAACATATTGCAGATCGAGAAACATAGAAGTTGTTTCAAAGAAATTAAAACCATACACACAAATGTATGCGTTCTTTGACGGACAAAATGTTGATGAATTTATGGTTCCAAAACTTTTGGAAGTGGAAATGATATCTGGCATTTTCCAAGTTGGCGAAACTGTTACCAATTTAAAGTCTGCTTTTGATGGTTTTTCAAGTGCAAATATTAAATTCCGACTTTGCCAACCAGATCATAGAGAAGGAAGATATGACTCTCCAACCGCATCATATACATTTAATCCATATGATAGAACTCAAAATGTTCCAACAAGTTATTCTGAAGCATCTGAGTTTTTAAATGTTGATACTTTCCTCTTATCAGAAGAGGCAATTGGAGAATCTTTTGGTTATGTTTCTTCTGGAATGATTCTAATTGGATCATCTAGTGGTGCAACTGCAAAAGTAAAACCAGTAAGACTTATTACTGATAACGTTGGAACATTAATTGCATCTCTTTATATTCCAGATCCAGGTATTAGAAGAAATCCAAGATTTACTACGGGATCTAAGGTTATAAGACTTTCAAGTCTTAAGAGTAATTCGACAGTTCCTGGTCTTCTCAATAGTTTGTCCGAAGCAGCATTTTTTGCAAAAGGTACAATTAAGACAACTCAAGAATCTTTTGGAACAATTAGAGACACTATAAAGGAAGTTGGAACTTTAACGGAAACATTGCCCATATCTACAACAGATTTTTCAAAACCAGTTGCAGTTCAGGTTCCTGCTCCCCCACCAAAACCAGAACCAAAACCATATCCAAAGCCAAAACCAGAGCCAAAACCAGAACCAAAACCAAAACCTGGTCCAAAACCATCTCCTGGTCCAAAACCAGAACCAAAACCATCCCCTGTACCAAAACCATCTCCTGGTCCAAAACCATCTCCTGGTCCAAAACCATCTCCTGGTCCAAAACCAGTATCAAAGAAAATTGAACAATTTAAGTTATATACAGTTCCAGGAACATATACATTTACTGTTCCAAAGGGAGTAACTTCTATTGAGGCTTCTGGAGTTGGTGCTGGTGGTGGTGGCGGATATGGTAAGAGTAATAAACCAGGCGGCGGCGGAGGCGGCGGCGGAGTTTGTTCCAAAAAGATATCAGTAAATCCTGGAGAGACTCTAACAGTTGTTGTTGGATCTGGTGGAAGAGGAGCAACTTCTGACAATAAAGCAAGGGACGGTGGGGCAAGTTTTATTCTTGGTAAAAATATATCTGCCAGAGGTGGCGTAGGTGGATCAAGTTCTTCTAAAGGATTTGGAGGAAAAAATAGTGGTGGTGGAGGAAGAGGTGAAGATGGAAGATATGATAGAGATGATGATGATAGAGGTGGATATGGAGGAGGTGCCGGTAGAGTCGGTGGAGGAAACTGTGGACATCCAAAATACAAAGACTGTTCATCTAGAACTGGAGGACCTGGCGGAAATGGTATAAAATTTGCAGGTTCTGGTGGAACAGATGGAGAAGTTCCAAATTGTGGAGAGGAAGATGGTGGAAGAGGTGGCACCTACGGTGGCGGTGGTGGCGGCGGAATCGATGATGGTTCTGGCGCAGATGGTTCTTCCGGCGCATTCCTTTTAAAGTGGAAAGAATCAAAAGATACCGCATCAACTGATTTAATTCCACCAATTGGATTGGATCCATTAGCACAATCATTCACAATTAGTGCTAAAGAAGGAAGATTCGTAACAGCAATCGACATATTCTTCCAATCCAAAGATGATTCTCTTCCAGTTATTGTTGAATTAAGACCAATGTCTTTAGGTCTTCCAACTGGGGAAATATATCCATTCTCTCAGGTTATTGTATATCCTGAAGACATTGAAATTTCTGAAGATGCTTCTGTAGCAACAAGAATTCAATTTGATGCTCCAGTTTATCTCAAAGGAGAATCTGAACACGCTGTAGTAATTAAATCAGATTCAACAAATTATTACGTTTGGATTTCGAGACTTGGTGAAGTTGATATAACTACAGCATCTTTACCAGAATCTGGAAGAACTATTGTTGCAAGTCAACCAGACATTAGTACAATTGGTTCTCTATTCAAATCCCAAAATGCTTCTACTTGGACCCCAAGTCAATTTGAAGATCTGAAATTTACCCTATATTCTGCGGTATTTGAAACTGAAGGTAATGCAAGTTTCTTCAATCCAGATTTGACCAAGAAAAATAAACAATTCTCAACATTGAGAAATAATCCTCTAGAAATTTTCTCAAGAAAAATTAAAGTTGATATTTCCGAAACTCTTTCAGATCCATTATTTAAATTAGGTAATACAATAGTTCAAAATGGTACTGGTGCTACAGGAAATTATGTTGGTGCTACAGGATCTATTACAAGTGTTTCAATTACAAATAGTGGAATTGGATATACCCCATCCAATGGAACTTCTTTCACATACTTTAACGTTCCATTAGAAAATTCTTCTTCTGAAGGAAGATTAGCAACAGCAGATATTACTATTGGAAGAAATATCCTTCCAGATGGAACTTTTAATGATGGAGTTGCAATTGCTGCCACAATCTCGGCAACTGGAACTGGATATGAGAAAGGTGATGTATTATCAGTAAGTCAATTAGGTGATCAAACTTTAGGTAGAAACTTATTGTTAACTGTAGATGATGTAACAGATTTTAATCAACTTATTATTGATAATGTACAAGGCAATTTCTTAACTGGAATTGGTTATACTTTAACTTATACAAATGAATCTTTGACTAACGTCAATATAAATAATGGAATAACAAATCCAGTCAATATTACTGAACTTACAGAAATTACGGATGGTCTGCACATTAAAGTAAATCATCAAAATCATGGCATGCACTCCGAAGTTAATCTTGTAGAATTGTCCAATATTGTTTCGGATATTTCTCCAGTAACTTTGATTGAAAACATTTCACCAAATGATACTAGTTTATCAGGAATTACTCTTTCCGATACTTCAATATTTGCAACTTTTGAAGGTGCTCCAGTTTCAATAACAAATCCTGGATTTATATTGATTGATAAAGAAATTATTAAATATACTGGAATTTCTGGAAATCAGATAACTGGCATTACTCGTGATATTATTAGTAGTGATACTGAAACATTAAGAGTTATTTCCTCACACTTTGAAGGATCAGATGTTTATAAGTATGAATTGAATGGAGTTTCACTTACCAGAATTAATACAACTCACAATCTTCAAGACGCTTCTGTTCTTGATCCAATTGGATTAGACTATTACACAATCTACATCGATACTGTAAGATCAGATACTACACTTAAACCATTATACTTTAGAGATACAAAGTCTACTGGTGGATTATCTGTTAAGGCATCAAGTAATATTCAGTTCGAAATTATTAAACCAAATCTTGAAACTTTTATTCTACCAGAAACAAATATTGCTTCAGATTTGAGAACTATTTCTGCTACAAGTATTGGTGGTGTTGAACCTTCCTTTGTTGATCAAGGATATCAAAGAGTTGATTTGAATGTTGATAATAACATGAGCACAAGTAGATTAATCTGCTCCAAAATAAACGAAACCACTTATTTACAAAATCAACCAGCAGGCAAGTCTTTAGAACTTAGAACATTCTTATCAACTGAAAATGATAGATTAACTCCAGTAATTGATCTAGATCGTGTCGGAGCAATTTTGGTTTCAAATAGAATCAATAGACCTATTGAAGATTATATAAATGATTCTAGAATTTCTACTATAGAAAAAGATCCAACAGCGTTCTTCTATATAACAAAACCAATTTCTTTGGAAGTTCCTGCAACTTCACTAAGAACTTATATTGCTGCATATATTAACAGAAATTCTGATATTAGAGCATTCTATGCACTAATGAAGGATCCAACAGAAACTCCAATCTACTATCCATTCCCAGGATATTCAAATAAACTTTTATCCGGAGAAGTGATTGATATTAACAATAGTGATGGAACATCTGATAAATTTGTTCCAAATAATGAACTATTTGGAAATGGAAATACTGAGAATTACTTCAAAGATTATGAGTTTAGTGTTGATAATCTGGCAGAATTCAGATATTTTACCATTAAACTAACTGTTTCTTCAAATATTCAAGTATATCCACCAAAATTAAGAGACCTTAGAGTAATTGCATTGGCATAATGAACTATAGTAAAATAGAAGGTCACGAAAATCTAATTCGTGACGAAAAAACCAAATCAATCATTAATACTAACATTAATGAGTATGAGAATTATATTAAAATGCGAAATATAAAACAAAGTGAGGTGAAAAGAATTGAGAACATTGAAAATGATTTAAATTCTCTAAAAAATGATATTAATGAAATTAAAAGTCTATTAAAGAGTACTCTAAAATGATTGATTTGGATTTGGTTGAACTTGAAAACTTTAGTAAAATGTTTGAGTATGAGAAACTTGCTAGAGATATAGATAGTATAGAAAATATTGAGGAAGCAAAGCATATTGCAAAAGCATTTGTCAAATTATATTTCAAGCAACAAGAAATCGTATCTAAATTTACATAGATTCTAATGGCAAAACCATCCACAAGACAACAATTAATAGATTATTGTCTACGAAAATTGGGTTATCCAGTTCTGGAAATCAACATTGCAGATGAACAGATTGATGATCTTGTTGATGATGCACTTCAGTTTTTCTATGAAAGGCATTTTGATGGAGTCATTCAAAATTATTTAAAGTATCAAGTAACTCAAGAAGATATTGATAGGGGTAAAGGAAAAGTTGGAATTACAACGACCTCAGTTAATAATACAATTAATGGTATAACAACTCAGTTTGATTATAAAGAAAATAGTAATTATCTACCAATACCCACAAATGTAATTGGAGTTAATAAAATTTTCAAATATGAAGGTGAAAATACTATCTCCGGAAATCTTTTTGGTGTAAAATACCAATTATTTTTAAATGATTTTTATCAGTGGGGTTCTTTAGAACTTCTCACATATTCAATGATAAAAACAAAACTTCAAGATATTGAGTTTTTATTAAATACGGATAAGCAAATTAGGTTTAATAAGAGACAAGATAGATTGTATCTTGATATTGATTGGAATTCTATTAATGTTGGAGATTATCTCATTATCGATTGTTATCAAATAATGGACCCAACTAGTTATAGTGAAGTTTGGAATGATTCTTTCCTAAAACCATATTTGACTGCACTTATGAAGAGACAGTGGGGATATAACATTTCCAATAAATTTAGAGGTCTTAAACTTCCAGGAGGAGTTGAGTTGGATGGTAGAACTCTTGTTGAAGATGCTCAAAGAGAAATTGATTCTTTAATGGAAAAGATGTCTTCGACTTATGAACTTCCACCTTTAGATATGATAGGTTAAACTTATGCTTAATCCATTTCTACTAAACGGTTCTAAAAGTGAGCAGGGAATGCTCCAAGACTTAATCAATGAGTCTCTTAGAATGTATGGTATTGACGTTTTCTATTTACCGAGACAATTTGTAAATGAGAAAACAGTAATAAAAGAAGTTGTTGAGTCTGAATTTAATACAGCATTTCCAATTGAAGCATATGTAGAATCATATGATGGTTATTCTGGACAAGGAACAATTCTTTCAAAATTTGGAATTCAAGAGTTGGATGATTTAACTCTTACGATTTCAAAGGAAAGATATGAAAATTATATTCAAAATCTTATCAAAAAAATTCCAAATTCGAAATTGACATCCAGACCAAAGGAAGGGGATTTAATTTATTTTCCTCTTGGTGATAGATTATTTGAGATTAAGTATGTGGAGCATGAAAAACCATTTTATCAGCTTCAGAAAAATTACGTTTATCAATTATCTTGCGAACTCTTCAGATATGAAGATGAAGTTATTGATACTGATATTGATATTATTGATGATAATATTCAAGATTATGGATATATTCAAACTTTGAATATGATTGGTGCTGGGGTAACTGCTGAAGCAACTACAACAATCGTAAATGGTGGAGTAAGATTTGTAACAATTACCAACAGAGGTTCTGGTTATACAAGTGCTCCAGAAGTTAAGTTTTCTTCTCCACGATCGGGAGGAACAAAAGCAACAGCTGTTGCTGAAATGATTAGTGGTATAGTTGATTTTTGCGAATCTGATCCCAATCTCTTAAGGGTCCAAAAGATTTTAATCACTAATCCAGGATCTGGATACACAACTGCTCCACAAATTACTTTTATTGGAGGGGAAGGATCTGGAGCAGAAGCAACCGCAACTATTGGTGATGGAGTTATTGGTCCAATAACAGTTACAGAATCTGGATCTGGATATCTTACCCAACCTACAATTATTTTTACAGGAATATCTACAGTTTCTGCTGCAGCAACTGCAGTATTAAGTAATGGATCTGTAAGTAGTATTCAAATTATTAATGCTGGACTTGGTTATACATCTGCACCAGACATTACAATTGGCAACCCCGATTCTACTGGTGGAACTGGAACATTTAAGTTCAATGAAGTGATTACGGGAAGTATTTCTGGAACAACTGGAAGAGTTAAGTATTGGAATATTGTTACTAATATTTTAGAAGTATCAAATATTACAGGAAACTTTAAAGTTGGAGAAACAATTACTGGTTTAGAATCTAGTGCATCTTATGTTTTGAGAAAAATAAATGAAGATAACCTTTCAGATACTGGGTCTCTAAATAATTCAAATACTGGCGATAAATTTGCAAATAATCTTGAAATTGAAACTGAGGCAGATTTAATTTTAGATTTTAGCGAAAAAAATCCATTTGGAACTCCATAAATTAAGAGGTTAATATGTTCGAATATTACTATAATGAAATATTCCGAAAGACAATTATTGGATTTGGAACTCTGTTTAATGCAATAAACATTAAGCACTTTGATGACTCTGGTGACGTAAGTTCTGTCATCAAGGTTCCTCTTTCTTATGGACCAATTCAAAAGTTTCTTGCAAGAATTGAGCAGCAACCAGATTTAAATACTCCAGTTCAAATGACTTTGCCAAGAATGTCATTTGAATTTGTTGGTCTTTCTTATGATCCAACAAGAAAACTTACGACAACGCAGACATTTATATCAAAATCTTCAACAGATTCTACGGATTTGAAGAAAACATATATGCCTGTTCCATATAATATGCAATTTGAACTTAGTATTATGACTAAGTTAAATGATGATATGCTTCAAATAATTGAACAAATTTTGCCATATTTTCAACCTTCGTATAATGTAACTATTGATCTGGTCAAATCTATTGGCGAAAAAAGAGATGTGTCAATTGTTTTAGATTCCATTAATATGGAAGATAATTATGAGGGAGATTATACTACAAGAAGGGCACTTGTTTACACGTTAAGATTTAGTGCAAAGACATATCTATTTGGTCCTACTTCTTCTGCAAACAAAGACATTATCAAAAAAGCAACTGTTTCTCTTGTTTCAGGAGATTCCAAGTCAACTTCAAGAGATCTTACATACTCAGTTACTCCAGTTGCAACTAAGAGTTATAGTGATTTGGTAATTACAACATTAAATTCTGATATGACAGAATCCACTACAGAAATTACTGTACAGCAAGCTGCAAATGTCCCAATAAATTCATATATTACAATTGATAATGAAACTATGAGAGTAGTTGATAAGATAGATAGAACTGATGTAATAGGTCAAGATACTTTAGTTGTTTCTAGAGGTCAATATGGAACAACTATTACGACTCATGTGAGTGGATCTTCAATTGAATTGATTACTCAAGCAGATAATGCATTAATACAACCTGGAGATGATTTTGGATTTGATGGAGATCTATTCTAAGTAAAGATATGAAAGATTATGATAAGTTGGATGATGTTTTTAATGTTTCTGGGGATATAGTACCCAAATCGGTTGATGTTGATATTGAAAAATCTGAAATTGAACCAACTCCAATAGTAGAGAATAAAAGATCTACAGATATTCAAAGAGATTATGAATATGCAAGAGGTACAATATACTCTCTTTTGGAAAAGGGGCAAGAGGCGATAAATGGTGCTTTAGAACTTGCCCAAGAGACCGAATCTGCTAGGGCATATGAAGTTGCTGGACAGATAATCAAAAGCGTTTCTGATACAGCAGATAAACTAATGAATCTACATAAAGATATTAAAGAAGTTGAAACTGATAGGGTGAAAGGTCCAACCAATGTAACAAATAATGCTCTGTTCATCGGATCAACTGCAGAGTTGTCAAAATTATTAAAACAACAATCAAAAGATACTCAGGAAGATAAATAGTTAAAAAAGTAAGAAAATGTCTGTTGCTCAAATTAATACGATAACTATTGAAAGAGGAACTGATTTTGAGGTTACTTTTGATATTTTTGGTGAAGATTTAGAACCAAATAGCTTTACACAAGGATACTCTGGCATTTTTTCTCTTAAAAAATATCCAGGAGCATCTACTGGATTTGAAAAAGCGGCGGTTTTTGATCCCGGAACAAATGATATCAAAGTTTCTTTGGCAAAAACTGAAACTGCAAAATTAAAACCTGGCAGAAATTATTTTCA